GCTGCGCGGCGCGCTGACGGCGTACTGCATGGAGTCCATCACCCTGAGCACGCCGAACACCAGCGTGCACATGCAGGGTTCCGCTGTGACGATCACCGGGGGCGGCGCAGTCCTAACCATCGGGCCTGACCGGATCACCTCGAACGTGGACATCGTGGCCAAAGGCATCAGCCTGGTTAACCACGTCCACGGGGGCGTGCGCGTTGGCGGCGACAACACAGGGGCCCCAACATGATGGACCGCACCACCGGCAAGGCCATCGGTGAACTGGCCCACCTGCGCCAAAGTGTGGGGGACATCCTCACCACCCCTATCGGCTCACGCGTGATGCGCCACGAATACGGTAGCCAGGTGCCCATGTTGGTGGATCAGCCCGACAACCGAATCACCCAGTTGCGCCTGCTGTCGGCTGCAGCCAGCGCGCTGATGCGCTGGGAGCCTCGTTTGGCCGTTTCGAACATAGAGATCGAGCGCGAGGCATCTACCCCCGGGCGCGCGCTTGTCACCGTGTACGGCAGCTACCTGAGTCGTGCAGCTGCTCAACCACAGGCGCTGAGCCTCACGGTGCCAACCGGGGGTGCAGCGTGAGCGGCATTCTGGATACCAACGCCCTGCCAGCCCCTGCGGTGGTTGAGCTGCTCGACTTCGAGGCCATCGTGGCCGAAATCAAGGCCGATCTGCTGGAGCGCTACCCAGAGGCGGCCACGGTGCTGGATCTGGAATCTGAGCCGCTGGTAAAGCTGTTGGAGTCGTTCGCGTTCCGCGAGCTGCTTTTCCGTGCACGGGTGAACGATGCCGCCCGCGCCCACCTACTTGCATTTGCGACCGGCGCCGACCTGGACCACCTGGGCGCCTTGTTCGGGATCTCCCGCATGGCGGGCGAGAACGACGACCGCCTGCGCCTGCGGATCCAGCTGCGTATAGCGGCACTCGCAGGCCAAGGCACACGCGAGCACTACGAACTGGTAGCCATGACGGCTAGCGCCAACGTGCGCGCCGCCTATGCCATCCAGCCGCGCCCCGGCTACGTGCATGTGGTGCTGTGGCTGCAAGCCGAGAGCGCACAGACCCCCGTGGACGTTGCTGCAGCCCTGAACGCTGATAACGCCCGCATGCTGGGCGTAGAGGTCACCGTGGGCACGGCCACACCTCACCCGGTGAACATACAGGCGCGGATCTGGCGCACCGCTAACGCTTCGCCGGATCTGCTCGCAAAGCTGCAGCAGCGGCTGGCTACCGCGTTTGCAGAGCGGGCAGCACTGGGCCGCAGCGTGGCTCGCAGCTGGATCACCACATTGCTGCATGCCGATGGCGTGGCCGCCGTGGACTTTGTGGGCAACGATGCGCCCCCTGCAACCACCACGCTGTTCAACGATCAGTTTCCAACGCTGGGCACTGTGCAGCTGATCGATGCCGGGGTGATGTAACCATGGTCCACCACATCCTGCCGCCGCAGTCCACCGACCTAGAACGCGCGGTGGATCAAACCATGCCCGCGTGGGGCCGCATGGCCGACGCGATCGAACCCGCCAGCATTCGCGCGGATCCACAGTTTCAGCCCTGGCTTGCGGTGCAGTGGCAGGTGGCCCAGTTCGCACCCTACTTCCCCACCATGGAAGCGTTGCTGGCCGAGGCCTTGCCATGGCTCATGGAGCGCGGCAATGCCGCAAGCCTGCGCCGTGCCTTGGGCTGGCTGGGGTTTCACAGCGTGGTCATTGATGAGGATGGCGCCTGGCTGCACATCGACGTGGGCCAGCCGCTGCAGGCCGACCAACTGGCTGCCGTGGCCCACCTAGTGCGCGCCAGCCTTCCCGCCCACGTGCACTTCTACCGTGTGTTCCATGGCTATGACGTGCGCCCCATCGTGCTGGACCGTGGCCCAGCCCTGGACGCTGGAATGCTGGATGGCTACAGCGGCGTGCCCGGTGGCTCTGATCTGGTGGTTTCGTTTGGTGATCGCACTGGCGGCACGCTGCCCAGCGCCCAGACCCAAGGCGGAACTGGGGCGCAGACACAAGTGCGCGTGTCCACATCCCGCTATGACGACATGCCGGTGCTTGACGCCTGGCGCCTTGATTCGCACGTCCTGGCCGGGTTGTCCGGTGGGGTGATGGAGCTTTTCAGTGGCACCTGCAACGCACCGCAGCCAGGCGGCGGCCAGCTGCTGCAGCGCCGCGACGCATCCAGCGCCGTGCCATGGATCGCCCCCGCACCCGTGGGGGCCGGTACCGACGCCCAAGCGCAGGCCCTGCCCGTGCCAATTCACCCCGCACCCCACTGGGGCGGCCCTTGGGGCCAAGCCCATGGCGGCCCGTGGGAGCCCGTTTTCTGGCTTATTTCTTCTGAGGAAACCTGACCATGGCAGTTTTGCAAGATCGAGGGCGCACAGCCCTGGCCCGCGCCATTGCCGCGCAATCCGTCTACCTAGCCTGGGGACGAGGCCTTCCCGCGTGGGATGCAGCGCCAGAGCCCGAGCCCACCAACGCCGCAGCGCTTGTGGACGAGATTGGCCGCCGCCTTGTCACTGCGGTGCAGTACGTACAGCCGGACCCGGCTGGAGAAATCGAGCTGCCAGACGCCAGCCGCTACACCACCAGCGCCACCCCGACCAAGTGGCTGCACGTTCGCTGGACCTTCGACTTTGCCGACGCCGCAGGCGAAACCGTGCGCGAGTTGGGGATTTTTGTCGGTGGCACGGTGGTGGCTGGCCTGCCCCCCGGCCAGCGCTACTTCACAGCAGCGCAGGTTGACAACCCCGGCGACCTCTATTGCCTGGAGCACCTGCCCAAGTTCACCCGCAATGCTGGTGTGCGCCAGGTGCAGGAATTCGTTTTGCCCTTCTGAGCTGCCCCACTATGAGCACCAACACCATCCACAACCGGTTCGACCCGGAAAAGAACTTTGACTCCATCGCGTTCCGCCAGGATCGCGTGCTGCAGTCGGCAGAACTGAATGAAGTGCAGGCCGGGCTAGCCCACCGCCTGCGCTCAATTTCCGATGTGCTGTTCCGTGACGGCGACGTGATCCGCGATGCCCGCTGCATTGTCAACCCTGACACCGGGGCAGTTCAGGCCGAAGCGGGCGCCCTCTACCTCAAGGGCGCTGTGCGCGGAGTGCCCCCGGCTGCGTTCAATGTTCCAACCGTGGGCGTAGTTGCCATCGGCGTCTATCTGCTCACCACCACCGTGACAGAGCTGGAAGACCCCAGCCTGCTCAACCCTGCAACCGGCACGCCGTCTTTTCAGCAGCCCGGCGCCTGGCGCATCAAGGTCACCCCCACATGGGGCCATGAGGGCGATGGCCAGGCCGGTGACTTCTTCCCGGTCTACACGGTAGAGAACGGCTACTTGCGCGCCAAGGAAGCGCCGCCAAACCTCGACGCTGTAACCCAAGCCCTCTCCCGGTACGACGTTGACAGCACAGGCGGCAACTACATCGTGAGCGGCCTGAGCGTGGTGCAGGCCGCCGACCTTCCCACAGGCGAACAGGTGTTTACAGTGGACGAAGGCCGCGCCCGAGTGGGTGGCTACCCCATTGAGCTGCAGGCCGGGCGCCGCCTAGTGTCTGCCACCGTGGCCGACCTGCTGCTGATCGACAGCGAGCCGCACCAGTCCACCACCGTGGCCGCGCAGCGCATCAACATCAGCCGCCCACCGTGCAAAGGCGTTCCGCAGGTGCGAATCACTGCGCGCAGGACAGTGACGCTGGTGCATGGCGGCTTCTCAGGTGCTGCCGATCCGCTGCCCGACGCGACCGTGATTCAGATCGAAGAGGTAAAGCAAGGCGCTACTGTCTTCAAAAAGGACAACAGCGACTACAAGCTGACAGCGGGGCAAGTGGACTGGAGCCCAGCGGGTGCCGAGCCAGCGCCCGGCAGCAGCTATGACGTGACCTACCAGTACGTGGCCAACGTGGTGCCCACCAACGTGGACCCGAGCGGCTTCACGGTAGAGGGCGCCATTGTGGGAACCCTGGTGCTGGTGACCTACCACCAGCAGCTGCGCCGTATTGATCGGCTGTGCCTGACCCGTGAAGGCACGTTTGAATGGCTGCGCGGAATCTCCAGCCCCTGGAAGCCCACCGCCCCCGTGGTGCCCGATGACATGCTGAACATCGCCAGCGTGTACCAGACCTGGGACGCCGAGCGCCGTGTGGTGAATGACGCGGTAAGGCGGCCGACCATGGCCAGCCAAGTTGGCGAGCAGGCACGCCTGGACAATGTGATCCTCGACCTGGCCGAACTGCGGCTGGCCACCAGTGCCCAGGGCCTGGACAGCGGCATCAAAAAAGGCATCTTGGCCGATCCGTTCCTGAGCGATGCCGTGCGCGATGCGGGCCAGCCCCAAACTGCTGCCATCGTGCGCGGATCGCTGCAGCTGCCCATCATCCCCACCGTGCACAACCTGGGCGCGGGCCTGCCCGAGCGCATTGCCCCCGCCCACGGCTACCGCGTGGTGCTGGCGCAGACCATGCGCACCGGCAGCATGAACGTGAACCCGTACATGGCGTTCGACCCCATCCCTGCAGCCGTCACGCTCACGCCCAACGTGGACCGCTGGACCGCTGTCACAACGCAATGGGCATCATCCATCACAGAGCGGCTGAATACAGGCGCGGGCACCGATGCCCGGTATACCGGAGCCTGGAACACGTCGCGCGTGTTGTCGGAGACCTCCAGCGCGTTGGAGACACTGCGCCCCACAACCGTGCGGTTTGACCTGAAAGGCTGGGGGCCGGGCGAGGGGCTGAGCGCTGTGACCTTTGACGGCCTGGCGGTGGTGCCTGCGCCGCTGGAGGGGGGCACGCTGTTGGCCAATGCCCAGGGCGAACTGGCGGGAACGTTCGTGGTGCCCGAGGGCGTGCCAGCAGGTACGCGCGTCGTGAATTTCACGGGGCCGCTAGGCTCGCGTGGCTCTCAGACGTTCATGGGCCAAGGCACGGCCATTTTGCGCACACAGCAACAGGTGACAACGGAAATTTGGGCGTACTCCTACCCAGCGCCCATTTCCACCGGTGGCGCCGTGTTCGGCCCCAGTGGTGCGGGCTCAACCCCTACGCAAAACCAAAGCGCCTGCAGCCGCTGGCTGTATGAGGGTTACTTTGACCCGCTGGCACAGACCTTTGTTCTGGATGAACTGACCCAATGCGCAGGCGTGGACATTCCATTTACCGCCAAGGGCGGCCCGGTGGTGGTGCAGATTCGGGAGACTTCCAACGGTGTGCCCACCCAGGCGGTAATCATCGAGGCGCGGGTGGCTGCTGCCGATATCACACTGAACGGCTTCACCCGCATCACCTGGGCGCCCACCTTGCTGCAGGCCCGCCGCGAATACGCAATCGTGGTGCTGTGCGACGACGCAACCACCGCCGTGGCCGTGGCAGAGCTGGGCAAGCAAGACCCGGTGCAAGGCTATGTGACAAGCCAGCCCTACCAAGTCGGTGTGCTGCTCAGTTCAAGCAACGCCAGCACATGGACGGCCCACCAAGACCGCGACCTTTGTTTCCAGCTGCTGGGCGCTCAGTACACGCAGACAGAGCGGGTGATCGAGTTGGGAACCGCCGACCTTGTCGGCGCAACCGATCTGATGGTGCTGGGCTTTGCAGAGCGGCCATCGGCTGCCGCCAATCTGCTGTTTGAAGTGCAGTTCCCCGAGGCCATGGGCAATGAGGTGGTGCGCCTGACCGATGGGCAGGTGGTATGGCTTGCTGCGCCGTTCACTGGCAAGGTGCAGGTGCGCGCCCGTATCAGTGGTGATGCCAAGCTGGCCGCCGTGCTGCAAAACGGTGTTCAGCTGGTGGCCGGGGCCATCCAAGGCACAGGCACCTACATCAGTCGCACAGTAGCGGCAGACGACAGCAACACCGTGAAGGTGGTCTATGAAGGCAACATTCCCGGAGGTTCAGCCGTAGCGGTGCATGTGCAAGGCACCACCCCTGGCGCCCCATGGGTGCCGGTGCCTTACCTGTCCGCCAGCACGAATACAGCAGGCGTGCGCGAGATCACGCACGAGCTGCAGAACTTCAACGCAGGCGAGGGCGCGCGCGTACGCCTCACCCTCACGGGCAGCACCACCGCCCGCCCGCAGGTGCACAACCTGCGCGGCGTGGTGCTGTAAGGGGCTGCCATGGTGGATACCTACCGCACCTTGGGCAACCCGATAGACGAGCGCACCGCCGCGCTGAATCTGCCGCTGCCCAACCGCCTGAACGACAGCCGCGACGATGTGGGCCGCCTGCGCCTGGCGCTTGAGCTGATCGACACCGCCCTGCAGTTGATGGGGCTTGACATGGACAGCCGCGACGACGCGCTGGACGCTGCCGACAAAGCCCTGGCCGCCCGCGCCGCGCTGCTGGAGTACACCGCAGCCCGCCCCACCGCCGTGGTGTACGGCTACGACGCCCAGGGGCGCGTGGCCGCAGTCACAGCAACGGTGGGTGGTGTTGACCGTGTCACCGCATACACATACGACGCGCAGGGCCGCGTGGCCACGGTTGCATACCCGGTGGCCGGTGGCCTGCTGCGCACTGAGACATTGACCTATGACGCCCAGGGCCGGGTTACCGGCGCCACGGCGGTGGAGACCAACCCATGAACCTCGACCCGATCATCCTGGCAGAACTACAGCGCGGCGGCCCTCCGCCATGGGTAGCTGGCCGCACGTATCCAAAGGGCTGGGAAGTGCGCAGCCTGGTCAATCTACAGCGCTACGTGCGCAAGGTGGCCGGCGCTGGCGACACCGACCCGAGCGCAGACGCCGCCAACTGGGAGGCCTGGTCTAAATCTCTAGACCAAGTGCTGGCCAACCTTTCCACGTCGGCCAACCTTGCAGCCCTCGATGCCAAAACCGTTTCGCTGGCAACAAGCGTGGCGAACCTGCAAGCCTCCGTCAACGCCATTGCAGCTGCGGGGGTGGGAATTAAAAGCGTTCAGCGTGGCGTCACTGACAGCAGCACGACAGTGAGCATCGCCGCTGTAAACCTTTCCAAGAGCATTCTTTTCTGGTCCGCAAAAACCTACTGGACCGGCAGCTCGTTTATGTCATCGAACGCATGGCTGTCAGCGAGCAATCAAATAAGCATCCATGGCTACAACCCAAACCAGGCCGCTTGGCAGGTTGTTGAATTCAACTGACAGAGGTAGCAATGTCATTCTTCTATGCACAGCTGAGCGATTCCGATGTAGTCATCGGAGTGTCTGAAACGCACAGCGAGATGGACGCCGCCGATCTGGTTCCAATCGCGGAGTTCAATCCGAACCTGATGGGGCAGCGCTGGAACAAAGAAGCCAAGGCCTTTGAGCCAGGACCGCCACCAGCACAACCCACAGAGCGCAACGTGTCGCGCAAGGCCTTCCTGTCGCGCTTCACCGATGCCGAGGCCATTGACATTGATCTGGCATCCATTGGCGCTACACGCGAGGCTGCAACCGTGCGCCGCTACTTGTCCAAGGTGAACGCGGCCCAGCACATCGACCTGGCCGACGAAGAAACCCGCACCGGCGTGCAAGCGCTGGAGGCCGCCGGGCTGCTGCAGCCAGGCCGGGCGCTGGCCATTCTCGACGCCCCCATCGAGCCGAAGGAACTGCCATGAAAGCGTGGCTGCTCAATGTGGCGATTGCTGTTGACCAGCTGGTGAATGCAGCGCTCGCGGGCGCCCCCGACGAAACGTTATCCAGCCGCGCCCACCGCATGCGAGCCAAGGGGCACCGCTGGTGGGGGTGGACTGCGGCTTTCATCGACGCTCTGTTTTTCTTTGATCCCAACCACTGCCGCAAGGCTTACGAATCTGAGCAACGGCGCCTGCAGCAACCGCCAGCACTGCGCAGCTAAGAGACAGCACCAGCGCGGCGACCGCTGCGCCCCAAAAGCCCGCCCGGCCTGACTCCCGGCGGGCTTTTGTACGTGTGCAAATGCGCCCCACAGGCACCACCAGTAGCTTTGCGCGCGCGAGTGAGTGACCATCAGCAGATCGCTCATCAGCCCACCACGAAAGCTCCACCATGTCCCTCGCTGGCTACCACCACGGAGTGCGCGTTTCGGAAGTAAA